CGAAGATCGGCTTTAAGACACGTTACGGCATGGCACCGAATCCATTCGCTAAGGGTACTACAGCTGCTTCGACAACTGCAGTTCTTGAGCAAGATTCGAACAAGTACTACCGTCGCGTTCTTGTTAACAACCTTATGTAATATAAGAGTTGGAACAACCAACCTAAAAACTAGAAGGGGAGTCGAAAGGCTCCCCTTCTTTTTGGCATGTACAATATATAAATAGTGTGTATAATGGGTCTTACAGCCAAAGGAAAGATATGACTGCCGTAAATAATATAAACAAAAACTTTCTGTCACCTTTAGGCTACAAGTTTACCTTAGCACGTGCACCTGCGATTAGCTATAATGTGCAAACAATTCGTTTTCCTGGAATACAGATGAGTAACGGCGAGAGTCCAACTCCGTTCGTTCCGATTCCAGTCACTGGCAAACTGACTTATAGCCCACTCGATCTGACGTTTCGAGTCAATGAAGATATGACAGATTATCTTGAGATCTATAACTGGATGGTAGCACTCGCTTCTCCAGTAAGTTTCGATGGATATAAAGCTTTACAGAATTCTCAAGTTGGAGGTACGTCTACTTTGTATTCCGATCTGAACTTACAGATCATGAACAGTAGCATGAACTCGAATATTATGATAACTTTTTATGATGCGTTTCCAGTGAGTATAGGAGATATTGAGTTTAATACTACAGATACTAGTGTCAATTATATAGAATGCAGTGTAGAGTTTAAATATTTAAGGTATGATATCGAAGTTTTATAGGATTTAGTTATGAAAATTGATGACATTTATGCAGAATGGGAAAAAGATTCCCAGATTAATCGCTCTGAGCTCGGCGATGAAGCGCTCAACATTCCAAAGCTCCATCACAAGTATTTCAAGATCTTTACGCATGAGCGGCTGTTGCTTCGTAAACAAGAGACAGAGCTAAAGCAACTGAAGCTCGAGAAGCTGGAGTTTTACACTCTCGGACCGACAGAAGAGTCACATGAGAAAGGTTGGCGCTTACCACCTCAAGGGAAAATACTGAAATCTGAAGTGAATAACTATATAGAAGCAGATAAGGATATGGTAAATCTATCACTGAAACTCGGCATTCAGCATGAGAAGATTGATCTCCTTGAATCCATCATCAAGTCTCTCACAGCCCGTGGCTTTAATATCAAAGCTGCCATCGAGTGGGAGCGTTTTAAAGTAGGTATTTAATGAGTTCAGTGCACCTTAAATTTATTAATAACGTCCACGTCAAAGTGGAGGCAGAGCCATCGACTATTATGGAACTGGCAGATACGTTTACGTTCTATGCTGAGAACTATAAGTTCCATCCAAAGTATCGAGCCAGAATGTGGGATGGAAAGATTCGTCTCGTCAATAACCTGACTGGATATGTATACGCCGGACTGGCAAGACATATTAAAAAGTTTTGTGATGCTCGAAACTATACATTCTCGTTTGACGAAGAGCTGTACTATGATGGTGTATCTGAACACGAGTTGAGGGAATTCATAGATACTCTTGGAATTCCTGAAAAGTATGCAATTCGAGACTATCAGTTTGATTCGATCTTAAAGTGTATTCGATCGAATCGAAGAACATTAGTATCGCCGACTTCTTCTGGTAAATCTTTGATGATCTACATTCTTATGAGATGGTATCAGGCACATAAAGGTTTGATCATCGTTCCTACCATCGGTCTTGTCAATCAGATGGAGAGTGACTTTCGAGATTATGGCTATGCTGGTAACATACACCTCTCGACACAAGGTTTGAGTAAGTCGAATAACATCGAATGTGACATGGTCATTACAACGTGGCAGTCACTCAACAATGGCAAGAACAAGATGCCAAAACCTTGGTATCAACAATTTGGAGTAGTATTCGGAGATGAAGCCCACGGAGCAAAAGCTACCTCGCTTATACAAATTCTTAGCAGCCTTACTGATTGCAAATTTCGCTTTGGGACTACTGGAACCCTTGATGGCACAGCCCTTAACGAGACAACAATCGAAGGTCTCTTCGGTCCAAAATTCAAAGCCGTCAGCACAAAAGAGCTCATGGACCAAGGATACGTATCCAAACTCAAGATCAAGTGCATTGTCCTTAAGTATAATGAATCAACTAGCCATGCAGTCAAAGGAAAAACATATCAAGAAGAGATCGATTTCCTCATTAATTGCGAGGCACGGAACAAGTTCATCCGCAACCTCGGACTCTCTTTAAAGGGTAACAAACTTGTTTTCTTTCGAATTGTGGATCATGGCAAAACACTCCATGATCTCATCACAAGAAGTACTAATCATAATGTGTTTTACATTGATGGCTCTGTCAGCGGTGATACTCGAGAAGCTATACGTAAGGCGATCGAAGAAGAAGAAAACGCCTTCCTCTTAGCATCGTTGGGTACTACTTCGACAGGTACCAGTATTAATCGACTACATCATATGATCGCTGCTTCTCCATCCAAGTCAAAGATCAAAGTACTTCAGTCCATCGGTCGTATGCTTCGATTGCATGAAGAGAAACAAGAACACGGTGCTGTCTTGTACGACATCGTCGATGATTTGTCTTATAAATCCCATCAAAACTTTACGCTCAAACACTTCCTCGAAAGAACGAAGATCTATGATGCTGAGCAGTTTGACTACGAAATCTATAACGTAAAGGTTTAATTATGATAAAAGTGATACACCTCATGAGCTGCGATAACATTATCGGAGAGGTTAAAGAAAATGAAGACGAATATATTGTTACACATCCATTCTTAATGGATATTGTCGACGATTCAGATGAAGGTTCTGGTATTCGTATGGATTATTTGTTAGCATTTTCGAAAGATAACTGTGTACATATAAAGAAAAACGTGGTATTGTATAACTATAATCCTTCGAATAGACTCGAAGAATATTATGGCCGACTCGTTGAATTTACGGCTAAACGCGAAAATGATGTCATGTTGAAACAAACCCTCGAGGGTATGGATGAGATGGATCGTAAGATGAAATCTTTTCTGACACAAAGACTCGTAGGAAAAAGTACAATAAATTGAGAAAGTTGAATGATGATTAAAAAGAAACCGACTACCCACTATATCGACAATAAGTTGTTTTATACCGAGATGGTCAAGTTCTGGAATTCTTGTCAAGAAGCGAAGAAAAATGGTGAACCAAGGCCAGCGATTCCGAATTACGTAGGCAAGTGCATCATGATGATTGCGCAACGCCTCTCAACTCGACCTAATTTTATTGGGTATTCTTATCGCGAAGAGATGGTAGGAGATGGTATTGAAAATTGCCTGACATATATTCATAACTTCAATCCAGAAAAATCTTCCAATCCATTCGCATACTTTACTCAAATCATTTACTATGCATTTCTACGTCGAATTCAAAAAGAAAAGAAGCACACATATATCAAGCATAAAGCTTTTGAGAATAGCATGATTATGAATACTCTCGTGGACATGGCTCCTGAAGATCGATCACACTTTAATGCCGCGTTTATCAATGTATCAGAAAAGCTTGGTGAATTAGTAGAAAAGTTTGAAGCAAAGAAACCACCAAAGCCTGTCGAAAAGAAAGGCGTAGAGAAGTTTATCGAGGACGAAGAAGATGAAGGATAATATTCCAACACTCATTGAACAAATCAGAGAAAACATGTTGAATGAAAAAACACCTGAACACATTCGATATAACTACATGATTTCAATGGAAGCCATTCGTGATTATGCAGATAAAGCATTACGTGAATATCAAAGTAACAAAAAGAAGATCTTTAAATGAAAATTGCTTTAATTACTGACACCCATTGGGGTGCTCGTGGAGATTCTGCGGCTTTCGCAGAGTATTTTAATAGGTTTTATTATGACTACTTTTTCCCGTATCTTGCTGAACATGGTATTAATCGTATATTTCATCTTGGGGATATTGTTGATAGGCGTAAGTATATCAATTTTGTCACCGCCAGACATCTACGAAGATTCGTCGAGCACTGTGATAGCTCCGGAATACGTCTAGACGTCATCATTGGTAACCATGATACTTCGTTCAAGAACACGAACGAGGTCAACTCTATGAGGGAGCTCTTCGAGCATTCAACTTATGATATCCACTATTATTCTGATCCTACTGCTGTTGACATTGATGGCACCGAAATCGCCGTCCTTCCATGGATCTGCTCAGGCAACTATGAAGAGTCAATGCAATTCATCAACAACACTCAGTCGCAGATCCTTTTTGGGCATCTCGAACTCGCAGGGTTCGAAATGTATAAAGGAGCGGTAAATGATCATGGATTTAGCGCTAGCCTTTTTGATAAGTTTGATGTCGTGTGCAGTGGCCATTTCCATCATAAATCCACGCGGGGTAATATCAATTATCTCGGCGCACCCTACGAAATGTCTTGGTCTGATTACGATGATCCAAGGGGCTTTCATATATTTGACACAGATACCCGTGAACTGACATTCGTACAAAACCCGTACAAGATGTTTCAGAAGTGGTTTTATGATGATGCCAAATGGCCTAACTTCGACTACATCAACGGTTTCGACTTCGATGCTGTCAAAGGTAACTACGTCAAGGTCATTGTGAAGAACAAGAACAACCCATTCTGGTTCGATACATATATCGATAGGTTAGAAAAGGCAGGCGCTCTTGATATTCAGGTGGTCGAAGACAATCTCAATCTTCAGCTGGAAGATGACAGCGACATTGTCAATGAAGCGGAAGACACGCTCACAATCCTTACCAAAGTAGTCGATCAGTGGGAAACTCCTGTAGATAAAAAAAGATTGTACAATTTCTTAACAACGTTGTATGGTGAAGCTTTAAGTGTGGAGTGATATATGAAGTTTGATGAATGGTTCAATGAGACTGAGACCTTCAGTCTACGGAGTGAACGCTTCTATGATGATCTCCTAACTTACAAGTGGGATGGTGTTAATGCTGAACACTTAATCAAGTGGCTTCAGGCTGCATACGAAGAAGGTTATAATCAAGCCAAGTATGACGTCATGAAGATTTATTGGGATGATGGGAAGTAAATGATTTATTTTAGCAAACTCCGTTGGCAGAATCTTCTGTCGACTGGAAATCAAATGACTGAAGTCCATTTGGATCGTAGTAAGTCTACACTCATTCTCGGTGAAAACGGCGCAGGCAAGTCTACGATCTTGGATGCGCTTTCTTATGTCTTGTATGGTAAAGCTTTTCGTAACATCAACAAGCCACAACTTGTCAATTCGATGACAAATAAGAACCTTTTAGTCGAATGTGAGTTCTTGGTAGGAAAAAACGCGTTTCTTGTAAAAAGAGGTATGCGACCTAACCTGTTCGAGATCTATCAAAATGGTGTACTATTAAATCAAAATAGTTCAAATAAAGATTATCAAGATCACTTCGAGAAGCAAATATTGAAATTAAGTTTCAAATCTTTCAGCCAGATCGTAGTATTAGGCTCTGCAAACTATTTGCCCTTTATGCAGCTCCCAGCTCATGGGCGAAGAGAAGTCATCGAAGATCTTCTGGACATTCAGATCTTTAGTACGATGAACACGCTACTCAAAGAAAAGATCATTGAGAATCGCAACGAACTCCATGAGTCTGATCATAAGATTAACCTTGTCGAGAACAAGATCGAGTTAGCAGAGAAGCACATCGTATCTCTTCGTACGAACAATGACGAGTTGATCAAAGCCAAGCAAGGTATGATCGATGAACTCGAAGATCGTGTAGCAGAGACTGAAGCAGTTATTCAAACGGTGTCTGATAATATCTTATCTCTCAGCGCACAGATCGAGGATCATGACAAGGTATCGAAGCGTAAGTTGAAGCTACGCCAGATGGAGACCGACCTCGAGACTAAGATCCGTAAGTTTAAGAAAGAGATCTCGTTCTTCCACGACCATGATAACTGTCCGACATGTCGTCAAGGCATCGATCATGGTTTCAAAGAAGAATGGATCAACAATCGAACGAACAAGACGAGCGAGATCGAAGGTGCAATGGCCGAGATCGAGAAGCAGATGGAAAACATCGAGACTCGATTGAACGAGATTGCCGATATCAATACGCAGATCACTTCTTACAATACACAGATCACTGGTCATAATGCAGACATTCGTTCTTGGCAAAACTCGATTAAGACTCTCAACGCAGAGATCGATTCGATTCGTAACAATACACTTGCTATTGATACGAGCACTGACGATGTCGATGTTTTCAAAAACGATCTCAAGAATATCAAAGTCCGTAAGGAAGAACTGACACACCATCGTTCGGTTCTTGAAGTTGCTGGTGTTCTACTCAAAGATACGGGTATCAAGACAAAGATTATCAAGCAGTATGTTCCTGTCATGAATAAGTTGATCAATAAGTATCTCGCAGCCATGGACTTTTTTGTCCAGTTCGAATTGGACGAAAACTTTAATGAAACTATTAAGTCGCGTCACAGAGACGATTTCAGCTATGCCTCTTTCTCCGAAGGAGAAAAAATGCGCATTGATCTTAGCCTTATGTTTACCTGGCGGGCTATTGCTAAGCTCCGTAATTCTGCTTCGACCAACCTTCTCCTCATGGATGAAGTCTTCGACTCGTCGCTCGACGTCGGAGGAACAGAAGAATTCATGAAGATCCTCGAAGGCTTGACACAAGATACGAACACCTTTGTGATTAGCCACAAAGGCGATCAGCTCTATGATAAGTTCCATAGCGTAATCAAGTTCGAGAAACATAAAAACTTTAGTAGGATCGCAGCATGAACCAATGGATCGAAGAGAAAGATGGCAAGCAGTATTGGTGCCAGCACTTCTTGAAAAATGAACTCATACTTTTGAAAAAGTATCATACAGCAATTAATAGAATGACAAAACTAGATTATAGCAGGATTATTAAATGATCAAAGACATCTTAATGCATACGGATCCGATCCTGAAAGAAGAGATGCCGAAGTTTGACTTCGATAATCCTATCGTGAATCCAGTCGAACTCTACAACGATCTTGCTGAGACGATGATCGATGCTGAAGGCATGGGACTCTCGGCCAATCAGATTGGTGTACGTACTCGTATGTTTGTACTACGAGCAGAGAATGTGATCGGTGTGATCAATCCGAAGATCATCGACGTATCTTCTGAGATGGTGACACTCGAAGAAGGATGCTTAAGCTATCCTAACCTCTTCGTCAAGATCAAGCGCCCAAAGTTTATCAAGGTTCGCTTCACGCGTCCTGATGGAACGACAGAAACGAAGAAGTTCGACGGTATCACTGCTCGTGTGTTTCAACATGAGCTCGATCATTTGAATGGAATTCAGTATACTAAGAGAGCGAATACATATCATATGGAACAAGCAAAAAAGTTAGCGGCGAAAATAAACAGAAAAAACGGTGTACTTAAACCGAAAAATGAGTTATCTTTAGAAGTACAACAAATGATGGATTGGTTAAAAGCATGAGTGAAGATTGGGTAAGAGACATTAATGGT